AAATATTTCAGGCGTAACTATAACGGTTACCGGAACGGACATTGCAGGAAATGCTCTGACTGAAGATATTACCGGGCCAAATAACGCTACAGTTACTGGAACAAAATTTTTTAACACAGTTACTTCAGTTGCAGGAGATGGTTCTATTGGAACTAATACTTCTGTCGGAGTTGCCGCAGGAACTACTGGTGGTCAAGCCGTTGTTTTTGCAGGAAGAGCAAGGTTAAAAGGGTTTCACTGTACCACTGGCGGCACAGTTGCCAATATAACGTACTATGACGAATCTCCTATAAGCGGGACAAGCATTTTTTCAACTCAGGTAGCCACAACAACGCACGATTATATAGAGCCTTCTGTGCCAGATGATGGCGTTGTTTTTCCAAACGGGATTTATATAGATATTCCTGCCGGAGCTTCTGCAAGCATAACTACTTTTTATGCCTAGTGATTGCTAACGATTTTTTAAGGAGATAACAATGGCGACTTCTGGTTCGGTTGATTTTAATTTAGATATGGCCGAAATCACAGAGGAAGCCTTTGAGCGCTGTGGTTTAGAGCTTAGAACAGGGTATGATTCTAGAACTGCTCGTAGGTCTATGAATCTTTTGTTTGCAGATTGGGCAAATAGGGGTTTAAATCTTTGGACTGTAGAGCAAGTAACACAATCTTTAGCTAATCTTTCAGCAACTTCTGCGGTTACCTCTTATCCCGTAGGCACTATAACGGCTACGGTAGGAGCTTCTACTAATCTTAGCGTTGGAGAAACGATTACTGGGGGAACCAGTGGTGTAACGGCTTCTGTTATTACAAAGCCAAGTTCAACTACTATAACGATAACAGTTCCTTCTGGAAATTTTACAGCCGGAGAAACGATTACTGGCAGTTCAAGTAGCGCAAGCACAACAATATCGTCAGACCCAAGTTTAGCTAACAGTCAGGCCAGTGTGGACATGCTAGAAGCTGTGGTTCGCAGAGATGGCTCTGATGTAAGTATTACTCGAATTAATCGACAAGATTATTTAACAATCCCGGATAAGACTACTCAAGGAAGACCAACTCAATTTTACATAGATAGGCAGATAACGCCTACAGTAACAGTTTGGCCGGCTCCAGAAAATTCTACTGACCAATTAATATACTATAGAATCAAGCGCATAGAAGATGCAGATGCTGCAACTAACAATGCAGATGTGCCTTTTAGATTTTTACCTTGTTTGGTAGCAGGACTAGCTTATTACATAGCTATTAAGAAAGCCCCGGACCGAGTTCCGATGTTAAAGAGCATGTACGATGAAGAATTTCAACGTGCTGCGTCAGAAGATGCCGAAAGAACCGCTTTACGTCTTGTTCCGTCTTATTCTTCTTTGAGAATCTAACATGGCTAGGTTTGCTTCTGGAAAATACGCATTAGGCATTTCAGATAGATCTGGCAGGTCTTATAAGATAAAAGACATGATTATGGAGTGGAATGGCCTTTTTGTAGGCAAAGACGAGTATGAAGCTAAACAGCCTCAGTTAAATCCAAGACCTGTAAAAGCTGACCCACAATCTTTACGCATAAGCCGACCAGCCAGAGAAGAACCTGCTGTAGAGGTTTTGCTTCCATTTAATCCTTTTACTTCAGGTTCTAGTGGTTCAGCGGTAATTACCGTTAATGAACCAGGACACGGCAGAAGTACAGGGGATACGGTAACTTTTAGGTCTTGTGAAGCATTTGATGGGTTTACTGAAGCCGTTTTAGAAACAGCGGCTGGTTTTGCTATTACTAAAGTAAACGCAGACAGCTACACATTTACTGCCAGTAGCGGAACAGCTACTAGCGGCAATACAAAGGGAGGCGGTGGCTTTGCTTCCGCAGGTCCCGTAACAGTGAGTGCGTGATATGGCTTTTACATTTACAACTTTAAAAACAGCGATACAAGATTACACCCAGAACACGGAAACGACGTTTGTTAATCAACTGCCGACATTTATACAAAATGCGGAAGAGCGTATTTTAAAAGAAGCTCAACTAGATTATTTTCGCAAAAACGCTACTGGGGTAATTACTTCTGGAAATAAGTTTTTATCTAAGCCAGATGATTTTTTAGCGCCTTTTTCGTTAAGTGCCGTTAACAGCTCAAATAACGATTTTTTGCTGTACAAACACGTTACGTTTTTACAGGATTACACACCAAACCCAGCTACCACAGGTACACCGCAGTACTACGCTGATTTTGATGATACAACTTTTTTAATAGCGCCTACCCCAGATCAAGGGTATTCCACAGAAATACACTATTTTTATCGGCCTCAATCTATAACCGCGACTAGCGATGGGACAAGCTGGTTAGGTACAAATGCTACTCTAGCAATGCTTTACGGCTCTTTAGTTGAGGCATATACTTTTATGAAGGGAGAGCAAGATTTATTGACCCTATACAATGGAAGATTTACCGAAGCTCTGCAATTTTTGAAAAACTTGGGTGAAGGCAGAAATTCTAGGGATGAGTATCGATATGACTCATTGAGAAGAGATGTTTCGTAATTATGGCTATAACAGAAGCAATGTGTACATCATTTAAACAAGAAGTGCTTGAAGGGGTACATAATTTTAAATCCTCTGGGGGTCACACGTTTAAAATAGCTTTGTACACATCGAGCGCAAGTTTAGATGCTACAACCACAGCCTACACTACTTCAAACGAGGTAAGCGGAACAAACTACGACGCAGGGGGATTTACTCTTACAAATAAAAGTCCGGAAACAACGGGAACTACTGCTGTTTGTAGCTTTGAGGATGCTTTTTGGAATTCATCAAGCATAACCGCTCGTGGGGCGTTGATATATAATTCATCTCAAAGTAACAAAGCTGTTTGCGTGTTAGACTTTGGAGTTGATAAAACTAGTAATCCAGATTTTAGGATAGACTTTCCGGCTGAAACAGCAACCGGTGCATTAATAAGGTTTGCATAATGGCTAATACAACATACAGTGGCTGGAGTAGAGGACAATATTTTTCTGGTCCATACGGGCAACCAGTTGTAGATGAATTTAAAGTTACTGGTGTTCAAGCTACCGGTCAAATTGGTTCAGTTAACACATGGCTTCCAATTGATGACTCACAAACGCCTAGCTGGAGCACGATAACTGACTCACAAACACCTAGCTGGGCGCAAATAAACACAGCGCAAACACCCAATTGGAATGATATAGCGGCTTAAAGGACGAGCAAATGGCAAGTACATATGTAAACGATCTTCGGTTAGAAGAAATAGGCACAGGAGATCAAAGCGGCTCCTGGGGTACAACAACCAATACAAATCTTGAATTAATAGCGGAAGCATTTAGTTACGGATCTGAAGTAATAGCTAATTCGTCAACACACACCATAACACTTGCTGATGGAACTTCTGATGAGGCTAGAAGTCTTTATTTAAAATGTACTGGTGGTGGGCAAGCTTGCACGGTAACGATTGCCCCAAATACGCTTTCTAAAGTCTGGATAATAGAAAACGCAACCAGTTATACGCTTACCTTTTCTCAAGGAACTGGAGCAAATGTTGCTGTTTTAGCGAGTCAGGTAAAAATGATTGCTACTGATGGAGCAGGTGGTGGCGCGGTAGTTTATGATTTATTGACCGACGTTAACTTAGCCGGCACAACAGTGTACAGCGCTTTAAATGATGGAACTACTACTTTAACCAGTACAGTTGCAGAGTTAAATATATTAGACGGTGTTACAGCTACTGCCGCAGAGTTAAATATTCTTGATGGCGTAACCAGCACTGCCGCAGAATTAAACTACAACGACACCGGGTCTGCTGTTGGTACAGTAGTAGCAAGCAAGACTGTTACAGTTGATGCAAATAAAGATGTAGCGTCTTTCCGAAATATTACGTTAACAGGTGAGCTAGATGCCGGAAGTCTTGATGTATCAGGTGACGCAGATATAGATGGAACTCTCGAAACAGACGCTTTATCTATAAATGGAACAACCGTTACCAGTACGGCAGCAGAATTAAACATTCTTGACGGTGTAACTAGCACAACAGCAGAACTTAACATCCTTGATGGTGTTACCAGTACAGCAGCAGAATTAAACTTAGTTGATGGAATTACAGCAGGGACTGTTGCAGCATCCAAAGCAGTTATTGTAGATAGCAACAAAGACATTACAGGATACAGAAACCTTACGTCAACAGGCACTATTACGGCTGCTACCAATGTAACAGTTAGCTCTGACGTGCGGTTTAAATCAAACATTGAAACTATTAATAGCGCATTAGATAAAGTAAAAGCCATGCGCGGTGTGTACTTTGATAAACATGGTGTTGAAGACAGACGCTCTGTAGGTGTTATTGCACAAGAGATGCAAGAGGTCATGCCTGAAGTAGTGGTTACAGATGACACAGAAGATAAACATTTATCGGTTGC